ACTCACGAAGTGCCAAGGATCACTCGGGCATGTCACGCGGCGCGGGGGACCAGCCGTCGCCGGGGTACGACTCGGCCACCAACTTGCGCAGCGGCATCGTGTGGATCTCAGAGTTCTCTTGGTTGCTGATATCCATGCCGGGCGGCAGGAAGTTGAACTTCGCAGCCTCGCCGAACGGCGTGTCCTGCTTGTCCAGGTAGCCGTCCGTAATGAACCCCGACTTCTCACCGATGTCGTCGTAGAGCCCGTCTAGGCCGCCGATGGCCGCAGACACGCCAGCATTCATCGGATCGGCGAAGTTCTCGGGCATGGAGTTGCCGTTCATCTGTCCGGCGTTGTCCCCCTTCCCCTGCTTGCTCATCGTCGCCACCTTCCCCGCGCGAGTGACGTCGGCCGCAGGCTGAGTGACTGACTGGAACTTCTTCTTGGTTGAAGTGTTTGCCATGATGGTCCTCCTTAGACCGTGACGTTCGCGAGCGGCACAATCGCCAACTCGACGCTCGCCGCGAACGTGGTGGTAGCGTCAGCCCCCTTCTGCACCCACCACGTATCGCCCTGTTGGAGCGAGACTTGGGAGGCCGGAAGAGCCGGAGTCAGGTTGCTGAGATACGCGCCGGAGCCGTGCGTACCATAGACCTGAGTCGTGGTGGTCGTGTTGGTGCCCGCAGTGCCGGTCACTTTCACGATGCTGACGATGTCGGCCCCGGTGCTCAGCACGAGTGCGGCAAGCGTGATGCTCTTGACTTGCATCGCGGTGAACGCTGCAAATTTCGTGCTCAAGCCAGCCGCGCCCGTGAGGGTGCCAGCGGGATGCGGAATGACCGCGAGGTACGCCGGATGGTCGTACGCCATGTTCTTGATGGCCATGATCTCTTCTCCTTAAGCGAGTGAATCCCACTTCACGATGCGAGCGTTCGCAGCGAGAGTGTGAACGATGCCGAAGCCGCCGAGGTAGTACCACGCGACACCCTTGGAACGACCGTAGTCGCTCGGGATCTTGCCGCGCATCTCCTCGGGAACCGCGATGGCCTCGGCGACGGTGTCGTTGCCGAAGAAGAACATCCAGTCCGACTTGCCGTTGACCCACACGGTCTGGGTGATGCCGTCAGTGCCGGACCCCTTCGCGATGTTGGTCTGCTCGACGTAGCGAACGTTCTCGTAGCGGCCGATTTCGCCGTTCATGATCAACTTGAACCCGGTGTCCGAGTACTGGTGGATCGTTTCGAGGTTGTTCTTGAACGAACGCAGCGTCGTGGGCCATGCCAGCGCATAGTAGTCGTCGCCGAGGTAGGCCGGAATGTTCCGTTCCTTCATCAGGTCGACGACCGACTTCGCGTGGGCGTTGCCGTAGGCGATGGAGTTCGTGCCGGTGACGGTGCCGCCAGTGAACAGGGTGATCGCTGCCGTGTCCGTGCCGCCCGTGGGGATGGCGCGCAGCGGGGTCTGGTTGAACTGCGTCCAGGCCAGCCGGTCGAAGGTCTTGACCGCGTCGTTCTTCAACACTTTCTGGATCAGTTCCATGACCGGGAACTTGGACAGGTTGTCCAGCTTGCCCGAGTACGGCACCGAGTTGCCAGCTTCCGTCACGGTCAGGGTGCCCTGAACGATGGTGAAGTTGGTTTCCGGCATCGTGTTGGTTTCGGCCAACACACCCCCGGCCTGAGCGACGTCCGAGAAGACGTCCCAGGTGAAGATGTCACCCTTCTTCTTGCCTTGTTGTGACGCATCGCGAACGTCCGCGAATTGCCGGAACTTCACCAGCGGCTGAACCGCCATGCGAAGCACGTTGCTCAACTGACGCGAGTACATGAACCCGCCGAGCGAGTTGACCGCCCATACCTGACCTGCCATTTCGATCTCCTAGGCTTTCATCCACTGCGGACCGCCGCGAGCTTTCGCGATGTTGGCGATCACAGAGGACGCATCTTCTTCGCCATCGTCTTCGTCAGGCTTGACCTGTTGGACCTTCTTGGTCGCAGCGATCGGCACGGTGGGCGCGGCGGCTTTCTTTGCCGCCTTCGCTTCCATGCCGGTATCCACGGGAGCCTTGACCTGCGGGGCAGGAACAAGACTTTCTTTCCAAGCGCGAAGCTCCTTGCCGATCTGCTCGTACCGCTCAGCGTAGGAACGTGAGTCCCCTTCGGCAATCAGCTGATTGTCCCGCTGTTGGGCGAGGCTGTTCAGCATTGGATCCCTCGCGATGTCCGCATAGTCAGTGCGAAACTTCGAGATGGCTTCATTGAAAGCGAGGCGTTCATCGATGGCCCGAGACATGTCGTCCGCCGTGACGGATGGACCTGCTCTGCGCGCCTCCAAGCTGCGAACAGCTTGAAGGGCTTCCTCTTCCGTGCCCATTTGTATCGCGCGGACAATCGCGCGGTCTTCTTCGTCCCGCTGCCGCTGGAGTTCAGCAGCAGTGGGGCCAGCCGGGACTGGCTCTGCCGGAACTGCTTCCCGGCGCTGACGAGCCGCGTCGGCCAGATACTGGTCGGCGGACTCGACTTTCTGGGCACGGGCAATGAGTTCTTCTTGCGTGAACTCAACTTCCTTGCCGTTGATCTTGAGCTTGAACTTCTGGACCGGGAGGTCGCCTGAATCATCAGATTCAGACTTCACCTCTTTCGGAGGTACTTCTTCCGGAACGACTTCAGCCGCATCGCTCTCCACAAGAAACGGGGTGGTCGTACCGTCATCATTGACGTCCGCCAGTTCCTCCGCGTTGTTTGCGTCGTTCGCATCGTTGATGGCGGCGAGGCGGGCCAGCCGCTCGTCGTTGCCGGTGCCGATTGCACCAGACCCAGCACTACCGTCGACGTTCGCATCGTCACCGCCACCAGCATCAACTGGGTCGGGATCACGCTTGAAGCAGAACTTGCGGCGGTAGTTGATCATTCATCTTCTCCTGGGTTTTCGATGAGGTCCAATGCCTTGAGGCCGTCCATGATAGCCTCCGACATCCAACGTTCCAAAGTCTCTGCCTTCCAAACGTCACCCTGAGCACGGACTATTTTCTTCACATCCGTAGGGTCTACGTTCTTCAATGCGTCCACGGCGTTAGTGTAGCACTCCTGCGCACGGTTGCGCAAGTACTCGCCCACTGCTGATGCCCAAAATAATTCCACTTGCCTACCGAAAGCAGCGCGGGCATACAGTTCCTCATTTTCCACTGCTCTTCTCCTTGTGCTGCGCTGCGGTCAGCGCAGTGATGTGGGTGGCGAGAGAACGCTTGTTCTCGTTCTCTTCTTGGAGCTTGACCTGTTCCAGCTTGGTCTGGTTCGTCTCACGAGTCTTCTGCAGACCGACCATGTGGCCCGTCATGCGCTCCTTCTTCTCGGCCTCAAGCTTCGCTATCTGACCTTGCGCGGCTTGCAACTGCTGAGTCAGCGCAGTGATCTGCGGGTTGTCAGTGGTAAAGAACCGCGAGCCGTCTGCATAGCCCAGATGCCCAAAGATCTCTTTGCCGATCTCCACCATGTTGGCACCGGGAATGGGGCTCTTCAGCATGTTGGTGAATGCGCCCATCGCGCCAAGGAACTTCTGGAGCTTCTGGCTTGGATCCGTTGCGCCCATGCCCACGTTGACGCTGAGCGTGATCTCCTTGTTGAGCAGTTCGTCGGTGATTTCATCCACGCCATACTTCTGATACAGTTGGGCGTTCTTGGCACACAGGCCGAGCAGAACCTCGTTGGTCTCATACTTCTGTTCCAGCATGACGATCTGGCGCAGCAGCGGCTGCACGAACGTCTCGACGTAAGTGCGGATCAGGTACTCAACGAGCGTGCCGGTGCTGGAGTTCAGCATCGCCATGTTCCGCGCCGGGGCATGCCCCGCACCACTCGTCATCAGACCAGCGGGGTTGAAGTTGCCCAGCAGTTCGTCCATGTCGAGGTTGATGCGGTTCTGTTCCTCGTACGCACTGCCGGTCACATCAGGCCAGCTGATTTCCCGCACGTCGTTGATGGGGTCATTCATCATGACCACGCCACCGGGGACGTTCCTGACAAGGCCGCTGAGGTCAACGTCCACGCCACGCTTCGCAAACCACTTCTTGTTCAGCGCGAACTTGACGTTGTCAATGCGCGAGTTGGCAACTTCGTTCGCCTCGTCGGCTAGACCTCGGGCAAGCTGGGGAACCCCACTGGGGATGACTTTGTGGGTTTCAAGGATGCAGCACCCCATGATGTATGGCCGCCGCCCGTGGAAAACAGACTCTTCGAGCGGGCGAGGCTGAGATAGGAGAGCATGTTCTCCCAGTGTATAGAACTCGACGTCGGCTCCGTCTCTTCTGTGGATGTGTCGCTGAACCCAGACGATGTCATATTCAGTTACTCCACGTGATTCTTGGCCGTACGGATCTTCACGGTCTTTGCCCCGTGCGCTGCGCGTGCTATCCATGTTGGATGCTTGGGCAAACGAGATCTCCATCTCGATCCAGTCGCCCGACTTCATCTTCGCCTTCACATCCATGGAGTACATGGGGATGCAATGGATCCAGTACGGGCTCGTGTTCACCGGGTCGATCCAGTTGGCACTGGGGTCAAACCGGCAATTCTCGATTGGCAGCAGGTCAACGACAGGAACGTCGCGCCCTGATGTGTCCCAATAGGCGTGGGCAACAGCAGCGCCCACGGTTTGCGCGTCCTGTAGCCCTCCCAGCACGGTCTGGAACCACGGGATTGTGCGGGTCAGCCGGTACTGAATCAGTTGTTTGTTGATCTCGGCGCTGGCGACCTGCACCTTGTCGCTCTGGTCGCCCGCCCCCATGCTAACCACATCCATATTCGAGAAGAACGCCGCTGCCGCAGCAGATTCGTTCTTGCGGATGACACTACGTACCTTCGGACGGTATAGCTTGGAGCGCTTATCGTAGGCGGGAGCAGAATACTTACTATCGCTGGGGTGCTGGTTGTTGAATGCACGGATGCCATCCTCGAAAGTCTTGCGGAAGTTCGAATCCATGTAGTTCGTGCTGGCGCGGTACGCAGACCGAGCCAGCGTAAGCCAGTTCGTCTGATCCAGCGTCTCACCGTCCGAGGCGTCGCGGTCGGTAGGCTCTGCCACTTGCGCCGTCGGCGGTTGAGGACGCCCCATTATTTCTGCCATACCTGCCTCTCGTGATCGGGGTCTGTTTCCCCGGTGTTCCGTTTGACCTGAACGGCCCTGTCATCGTAGAGCGCCTGCATGTGGCGATCCTTGGTGTTCGTGATGGGTAGGATCTGCCCAAGGTGGTCTTTCATCCACTTGCGGATGGCGGGGCTCGGCGTGCGCGCTGTGAACAGCCGCACGTCCTTGCCTTCAGCCAGCCACTTCCGTACTCGAGTCACCATCTTGTCGATCGGTGCCCCAACGTGATCCTTCCCGCGAAAATGGTCGTAGTGGGCCAGCGTGCCGTCAAAGTCCACGCCGATCCACCCGTCACCCTGTTCGCGGAGAGAGTTCACTTCTTCTTGTCCTTCTTGGTCTTGTCGTAGCCCGAGAAGGCAGACTGGCTCATCTGGAACTCGCCGGGCAGCGGGCCAGCGTCACGCCCCTTCTTCGGGTCATGCTCCGCTTCTTCCT